TAGTGCAGCAGGTGGATGGAGTCCAGGATGGGGTTATGGAAATAATTTATATGTTAGATATGGATCTACGGCAACTTCTATATGTGTAGATTGGAAGGTAATGGTATGGGGACAGAGTTCTGGAAATCCAATTTATATAAGAATGTTAGCAGAAGTAAATCCAATAAATTACACATGGACACCAACTTATGAAGTAAGTGCTAATGCACCTGCTAACGCTAGATATGGTGCTAGATACACACAAAATGGCCCTATTCAACCATTAAGTGTTCAAACTATTACTCAGCCACCTGCTCCAAGTCCAACACCAAGTCCTACAGCAACCCCAACACCTACTCCAACCCCAACACCTACTCCAACCCCAACACCTACTCCAACCCCAACGCCTACACCTACGGAAACCATAACTCCTACACCCACCCCAACTCCAACACCTGAACCTAGTCCAACTCAGACTCAAGATCCTGATCCAGTTCAACCAACTCAAACCCCTGAGCCAATTGTCGAACCAGAACCAGTAGTGACACAGGAACCAGAACCAGAAGTGACAGAAGAGCCACAACCAGAATCTGTAATCGAACCTTCACAAGAACCAACTCCTTCAGAAGAAATTATACCAGTTGAGGAACAAGTCAATAATGCAATTGATGATTTATTGGTTAACAATGAAGAAATTTCTACTGAACAGTTATCAAACATTGCAGATTTATTACAAGAAAATTATGCAGTAGATGAAGCAATGCCAGTAGCAGATTTAGTTGAAGAATTAAATACTGAACAATTAATAGAATTTTTAGAAGAATTAGATCCTAATCAAGAAATTGAATATAAAGAAGGTGTTGTTTTAGAAGCAGGCGTTGTTGTTATATTTGAACAATTGGCAGATCCTGCAGCCCTAGTAGGAGAGTTACTGTCAGACCCTGGCCAAGTTATAGAAGCACTTGGTCAATTGGGTGCTGACATGACAGAAGAAGAAAGAGAAGATTCACAAGATGTTGTTGTTGCAGCAGTTGTAGCAAGTCAAATTGCAACAATGGCTGCAGTAACATCAATTCCACCAAGTGCACCATCTGCACCAAGTGGTTCAGGACCAGGTGGCTCAGGACCAAGCGGTAAGGGTTCAGATCCTCAAAGAAGAAATGAATTTGAGGCCTCATCTGGTGGAGAAGCAAGAAGAAAACCAAAGGTCAAGCCTAAGAAAAAAATAAAAATAAAGAGAAGACCAAAGGTTAAAATCAAAAGAAATATAAGGAGGATAAAATGATAAAGGCAATATTAAAACCTTTTAAGTTTATCTTCAAAGCAGTTAAGTTCGTAGTCATGTTACCAATAAACCTAGTTAAGTTTGTATTAAGCAAGGTTTGGGCGGTAATCAAATATGTTCTTAATCTTGTTTCGAAGATAGTAAAAGAAGCATATCAAGTGGTTGCATGGATAGTTAACTCTATAAAGAATGCAATTGTATTTATATGCAAAAAAGTATGGATATTAATAACATTGTTTTGGGCATGGCTAGTAAAAGCATTTATTGAAACACTAAATCAATTGTGGACATTACTAGGTATGTTCGCAGCATGGCTTGTTCTTGAAGGTAGTGCTAAAACTATAGTTGGGTATTCAATCATACTGGTTTTGTTCTTATGGTTAATTACCATGGGAATAAGGGAAGGAGGAGAAGAATAAATGGCGAAAAAAGATAAGTTAGATGTAGCGTTAGATGATGATAAGGCAATGGGTGCAGTAAGCAGCATTAAGAATATTCTTTTTAGAATAATCGCTGTATTTGCAGCCAACGGATTAGGAATCATTGGTGCTGGAGCATTGGTAGGTATTGATACAGTTAAAGCAATTATCCTTGCTGGAAGTTTAGGAGTAGCAACAGTAGTTGAGAAACTAGCAAGAGGATTTATTGATGACGGTAGATTAAGCATTGAAGAAATTAACAGTGCTTTTAGCCCAGTAGACAAAAAATCTAATTAGCAGTTCTATTTATTATAATAACGGATTCTCTGTTGAGTTCGTTATTATAATATTTTAAAAGCATTTCTTTTACTGTACATCTAAAAATTGTTTCAGTTGACATTGTAAGATCTTGAGCATAAATACAATGTGTGTCTTCACCAAAAACTTCCAGGGTATCATTTAAGACTTGCTCAACTTTACTTGGAACACATAAGAATACTATTGGATAATCAATATCTATAAACTTATTAAGAAATTTTTTGTTCTCATTACTATCTTTAGGGTAGCAACCATATATAAAACCACCATGTGCCATACCTGAAACAACAAGTGAAGTTATTACTGAGTTAGGTCCAGGGATGGTGGTTACTTTTATATTGTGCATTAGTGCAACATTGGCATAGCCACTGCCTGGATCATGAAAACCAGCATTTCCCTGATCAGATAGTATTAATACATTTTTATTATTTAATAATATTTGAACTATATTATTAATTGCATTTATTTCTTCACAACTTGGTATTTCTATAATATGTGCATTTGTCTCAATTTCTAAATCAGACAATAGTTTGTTAAATTTTTTAAGGCTTTCTACGGCAATTACGTCATGCTCAACAATACTTCTAATTGTCCTAGGAGATACATCTAAAATGTTACCAATATGTACAGATCCCAGGGTCAATAATCCAGCCATATATAGTAGTATACCATGTTGACTATAAAAATGATAGGTGGTATACTTTAGTAACACTATATTAAAGAGGCCTACTTTGACGTGCATAGCAGTAGTTAGACAAGATAATAAAATTTATATGGCTGGTGACAGAGGTGCATCAGATGATAACAGTATGCTTACTTTAAAAGCACCGAAGGTTTGGAAAACTGGTCAATATTTAATAGGATATGCTGGCACTATGGATGGTGAAAGAATAAGACTAAACTTTAAACCACCTGTTCCAGAAGGTAACTTAGATAAATTTATGTATACAAAGTTTTTAATATCACTTAGAGATTTTTATGATAAGTGGTGGGTTGATGTTTCTAAAGATTCAGATTTTGGAATGATAATTGCTGTTAAGGGAAGAATATTTGAGCATAGTGCTGTTGATATGTCACTAACAGAATATGATTTAGATTATTTGGCAATGGGTTCTGCAACAGAATTTGCACTTGGATCATTATATTCTACTCAAAAACAAAAAAACGGAAGAAATAGAGTTATTCAAGCAGTCGGTGCTGCTATTAATTTTTCTACATCTTGCACTGGTCCTATTGACACGGTAAGCATCTAGGTATATACTAGATACATGAATACAGAATTTGAAATTTGGTTATTACAAGGTATAGATAAGGGTTGGGTAACTGAGCCTTATTGCAATACTCATGATGGTGGTTTTCAATACATGAGTGAAGAAGAGCAAGAAGAGTGGGACCAAGGTGGCGACCCATGTTGTTATGTAATTAGATTAATGGAGTTATCTTAATGAAAAAAATGTTTATTGTTTTATCTGTTTTATTTTCAGTACTAGCAATTCCAGCAAATGCAGTTGAGAGTCCAACACCTGTAGTTGTCCCAACACCAGTTGTTACATCAAATCCAACACCTGTGGTTGCGAGTCCAACACCTGTAATTAATAGTAAGCCAATTGTAATCATTGATAGTTATTTTGATACAAGAGTTACGAACACAACTATTGTTTGTATTGCTACAGATAAGTGTGTAAATACTGCAAAGCCATCTTCCAGAGTTTCTGATGCAGTAAATCATGGCACCGCTATGGCTGAAGTTGCTCGCAGAAATAATCCAGAGGTACCTTTAATTTTGTTGAGATCTGCTACAGTTAACAACAAAGGTGCAGTTGGAATTTTAAACGGAAATGATTTTCTTGCAGCATTAAAATGGGTTGATGCAAATTCATCAACTGTTTCTGCAGTTTCTTTTTCTTATAACTTAAGTGGGAACATGTCTAAGCCAGGAGAATGTAGATTATCTCCAACTGGTTTGGTTAATATTAAAGTTGTTGATCCATTAATTAGAACAACTGTTTCTAGTTTAAAGTCTAAGGGTATTCCAGTATTTATATCTACTGGAAATGATTCTAATAAAAAACCAGTAAACTATCCAGCATGTATTACTGATACTGTATCAGTATCTACTTTTCCTGTAGGAAATCACGATACTAACACAGACTATTTTGGAGTATTGCCAGAAGGTAAATGGAATTATCAATCGGCATTTTTTGGGTCAATACCACAAACTACTTCCTCTGCTACGATTGCTGTTGCAACACAGTGGCAAAAAGGATTAACTGTTACTGATAAAATGGTAAACGTTTTACAGTAAAAAAGATGGCGTGTAACTCAGTTGGCAGAGTGCGAAACTGTTAATTTCGAAGTCGTAGGATCGAGACCTACCACGCCAGCCAAAGGGAATATAGCCAAGTAGGTTAAGGCACCGAACTCATAATTCGGCTACCGTAGGTTCAAGTCCTACTATTCCCACGCCTCGATAGCACAGTGGTAGTGCGTCCGCCTTGTAAGCGGAAGGTCCTCAGTTCAATCCTGAGTCGAGGCTCGCAACACTAACAGAATAGGGATACAGTTGATAGTTGAATTAGAACCATGGGAATATGAACACGCCTATATGGTAGGTATGCGAAGATATACAGAGAATTGGAATAAAGTAGATGCTTCATATTACAATAGATCTAGTATGGAAGAAGATAGAAATGCTCAACCTGCATCAGCAATTTGTGAATTAGCAGTTGCTAAATATACAAACCAGTATTGGCATGCCTCAGTTTGGGACGGTAGAAAGCATAAGAAATATAAAGATATGCCAGACGTAGGAACAAACATAGAAGTAAGAAGAGTAAGAACACAGTCTGGTCCAGCAGTACGTGAAAAAGATCTTAATCGTGGTTTGGTAATTTGGGGTGCTGAATTAATAGATTCAGAATATAGAAGAGTAAAATTGTTAGGTTGGATAGAAGCAGAAAAAGGATATGAGATAGGAATAGATAGACAGGGGTATAAAATTATACCTAAAGAATTACTTAGTAAGGATTGGGATGAAGCAGAGCAGTAATGAGTCAATCTCTGAATTAAGAGAAGACTTTTTTATATGGCATAAATCAAGGTCTGAATCATTTTTATGGATTAATCATAGGTCTAGGGTTCCGTCAAGATGGCTTAGTTACACTGAAGGCATTAAAGAAAAATATACAAACCATGTTATCAAACCAATTAATCTCTATGTTAATAAGTTATATCCTAAACCCAAATTAATAAGTATTAATAATAATATAGTTACTCTTCAACAAACTAATCATGCTGAAATATTCTTAGTTCGTAGTCCTGAGATTCTTAATACAATGGAAAGAGATGAACCATATAGTGAAAGGATTATGTGGAATTTAGATCGTCCCTGGATAAGACAGTACTACCTATCAGATAGGAAAGACTTTGGTGATCCTGCAACATGTTTTAATCAAACTTTTAGATTTTATGTACCCTGGATTATTGATGATAATATATCTGTTAATATTAAACAGCCAGACAACTCACCCTTTTTAATATTAGAAGATACAATAAACTTTAAAAAAATATTAAATAATACAGATCAGATTGAGCCACCATTTGTTCATTTTCAATTTAAGAAAATAGGTGATCATATGATTGATAACGAGTATGGTAAGGTAAAAAGGCTTTCACCAATGTATAATATGGTTTTTAGGGCAGATGATATAATGATAAAAGAGATTAGGAGATTTTATGAACAAGGTTAGTTTTTATCCTTTTTCTGATAAAACAGAGGTTTTTGTACCAAAGCCAGAACCATCAATTAAATCTATGCCAGATTGGTATAAACAACAACCAGGATTTATTGGTGATGAGTTTAAAGAGTATATATCTAAAGGCGGTATGAGTAGCACAATAAAAAGATGTATGCCAATATTTGATTTGATAACTGCTGGATATATTTTTAAAGTTCCAATGGATATATATATTAATGCTACTAATCCAGAAAAGATAACTTGGAGTGTTCCTAATGAATTAAAGTTTCTTGGAAATGATATGATTGCAACTCATACATCAGAGCAAGTATCTAACTATCCAGTTAACTTAGAAAGATATCATAAACAAATATTTAGAATACTACCATTTTGGGCAATGATGACTCCAAAAGGATATAGCACACTGTTTACTCATCCATTTCATAGAGATCCAGTTCCATTTCAAATGTTTGAAGCAATAGTTGATACAGATAAATTTGCTTCAGACGGACATCTTTCAATGCATATTGAAAAAGGTTTTGAAGGAATAATTAAACAAGGAACACCTCTAATTCAAGCAATTCCTTTTAAAAGAGAGAGTTGGGAATCAGAGTTTGTTTCTCACTCTGAAGGAAAGGGTGAAATTGAAAGACAAAGACTTTTAGTTAGAAGTAGTTTTAGAAATTCTTATAAAGAAAAGTTTAGACAAAAAAAAGAATATAAATAATGAAAGATCCATTAAAAATATCTTTTACTCCAGGTGGGGGACCAAACTATCAAAATATATTTACTCCACCAGAACCTGCTGTAAAACATGTACCAGAATGGTATAAGTCTTTAGCAAAACATGAAATCTGGAATGATGAAAAATATCTTTCTCCAGTAAACAATATAGGTGGCGATGGTGCTAGAGTTGCAACAAAAATGTGTATGCCCTTTTTTGATTCACTAACTGCTGGATATTATTATTTATTAGAAGATGACTTGCTAGTAGAATTAGATAAGAATGGAAAGCCAACATTGTCTTGGGATAAAAATATAATGATTATGGATAAAAGACCAACAATAGATCTTCCAGTTCCAGATAATTGTCATCCCATACATTATGGATGGAGAATGAATTGGTATTATGAAACTCCACCAGGTTACTCTGTACTTATAACACATCCAATGAATAGATATGATTTACCATTTCTTACAATGTCTGGTATTGTTGAATCGGATATTTGGGGACTACCAGTTTTTACAGCATTTTTTTTAAAGAGAGGTTTTCAAGGAATCATTAAGAAGGGTACTCCACTTTTTCAAATAGTTCCTTTTAAAAGAGATAATTGGGAAATGGAAATAGATACAAATCAAGAAAAAATTGATGAGCATGAATTTAAGGCAGAAAATAGAAGATCGCTACTATATGGCTATTATAAAAAAACTGCTTGGAGAAAAAAACTATTTAGGGGTAAAGGTTTAAAAGAAGACTTTTATGACGAATAACTTACCAAATCCAATAAATGTAATAATTTATTCTTATAAAAATAAAAACTTAAAGAATGTTGTTGCTAATTTGTTAGATAAATCTTCTAAAAAAAATACAATATTTGTTAAGATTTTTGATCAAAGTCCTTTAACAAAATGGAGTCAGTTTGGCTTTTATAATGAAAATGCTTTAGAAAAGTGGGAATATTTTGAAAATTTAAAAGATGCCAACTATAGTCATGTTGTTTGGGATAAAATAAAGAGTCCATGTCAGTACAAAAATGATATGCTCAAGCAATCACAGTATTCTTATACATTAATATTATCAGACAACATATACTTAAATCAAGACTGGGACGAATATTTGCTACAAAATATTAAAGACAAACAGTCTATAATTAGCGGTAAAAACAAAATAACTTTAAGTAATGATGGATTGTTTTATTTAAAAAAAGAAGAAGAGATAACTAATGATATAGATAGAACATACTTTGTTAGTAGAGATTTAATTTTTGGACATACCTCAACACTTCAACAAATTGGATATCCTTGGTATATGAAATATTATGGTGAAGAAGAAACTTTATCCATCTTGTATTATGCTCACCATATAAAGGTATATAGTTGTCCAGATAGTTTTTATAAAAAAGATGGAGCAGACACAATAGAATATCTATATACAACATTTTCTAAGTATCATAACTATAATGAAATGATTGACTTATTTAAAAAACAAAAAAATAAATATGAAGACATTAGTGAGCCTTTAATGGGAGATGTTGTTTCTTTTCTAGGAAAGCATAGGGTTAATCTTGATGAGTTAAATCCCATACCTTTTCCACTCAATGATGTAGAGTATGATCCTGACGTCTCTTTATTTACTGATATAGATTCAAAAAAGTTTATGACCAAGATAAACTATATTGATTAATGGTATAATAGAAAAAAGACAGGAATAGCATGCATAGAATTGCAGTAATAGACAACTTTATAACCAAAGAGGATGCAGAAACCCTAATAAGGGAGCAACACAACCCATCAGAAGTTAATCCATATCCAGAATACTATAGCAAAAGATACGGCGGTACATCATTACCATACAACAAAACTGTTATGGATATTATGATTAAGTATGGCAACAAGGCTAATGAAATACATAGGTCTTACAATGGATTTGTTAATCCAATATATGTTTTTAAAGGTTTTGGATCTCACTGGATCAAAGGAACAAGGGGTGGTTTACACCTAGATGCTCAAGGCCCAGAACCATTTATAGAATTTAGTACAATAATTTATTTAAACGAAACTCCAGAATATCAAGGTGGTAAGATATTTTTTCCTAATCAAGATTTTGTTTATCAACCTAAAAAATATTCTGCAGTATTTTTTCCAAGTGCTGGTACAGAATATATTCACGGTATTACTGAAGTAACTGAAGGACATAGATATACTGCATTATATATGCACACATCACTTCCAGAACATGCAGACCCTGACTTTTTGGGGGAAGATAAGAATCCAACTTGGCAAGCCGTAGAATATCCATTAGAAAGAGAGGCTGCAGAACGTGAGTTCAATCAATCATGAAGTTTTAGATTTGGGGTTAGTATACTATAAGAATATTGTAAAAAATACAGACCAAATTATAAGAAACATAGAAGACCTAGATGAAAGATTTTTAAATAGTGATGATCAAATAAGATCTAAAACTATTGTTCAAGAGTGGACGCCTTGGATAAATGAAAGTTCTAAATCAAAAGAAATCTTTTGTTGGCAAAAATTTGTTCCAACTATGGGGCAAATATTAGAAGAAGATCCTTTTAGAGATGAGCAAAGAAATATATCTTATAGAATACATGGATCAATTGATCAGGCATTGTTTCATTATTCAACAAAACTATATCCATTTGCACAAAAAAATGTTAAAGCAAAAGAACAAACAACAAGTTTATTAAGATATGATAAGTCTGGACATTTACCACCACATCAAGATCAGGGCGTAAGTACAAGAGTTTTATCTGTTTTGTTGTATTTAAATGATGATTATGCTGGTGGTGAAATAACATTTAAACAATCTAAAGTTACTATAAAACCAGAGGCTGGCAGTGTTATATTTTTCCCTTCAAATTTTTTGTATGTACATGAAGTTGCTCCAGTTATAAAAGGACCAAGATATGCACTTCCTACATGGTTTCATAATGTCCCATCTCATATGATAAGAAATTCAACAGGTGAACAATAAAATGTTTAACCTTCCACAAAATAACTTTGAAGAAGATATTGAAAATTCAAGTTATTGGTTTAACGCAAAATCTCCAAATGATTTTATGGTAGATCCACCAAATGAGCAATTGATTGCAGATAGAAAAAATACTGGAATTGAGTGTAATCTTAATTCTAATTATTTTAGAAGTGAAGAGTTTATTACAAATCATAATGGTAAGCATGTTTTGTTTGCTGGATGCTCAAATACTTTTGGAGAAGGAATTGAATATAAAAAAGTGTGGTCCTACAGAACATATCAAAAAATAAAAGAAAGTGAAAAGGTAAGTGGGTATTTTAATTTAGGTGCATGCGGAGGAAGTATTTTTGAAACATTGGTAAATGTGAATAGGTATATACGAAAATACTCTTTTCCTGATGTAATCTTTTTATTACTTCCAGAAATAGAAAGAGATATTAGATATTTTCATCATCCAGAAATTAGTTTAACTAGTATAATTACTGAATTATACAATCAATTTGAATTATTATGCAAAACAAATAACACAAAGTTATTCGCTACCACTTGGCTTAATCTTGATGAAGAGTCTTTAGCAAAAAAATATTCTACACAAGAAACAAATTTTCAAATTAAAACAGTAAACAATCGTTATAGAGAGGATGGATTCTATAAAAGTATTTCAGAAATAAATCCATATGAACAAATAAGCAAATTAGAACAAAACTCTTTAACTTTTAAAACTTTAAGTGAAAAAGATATAGCACAAGACATATATGAATATTCATTACAAAATAAAAAAAATAAAAATCTTTTTATTGCAGCAGACATGGGAAAACATCATGGAGAGGCTTTTCATTATGCTTGGTTTAAACATCTTTATGGGAGGTATCTAGATGAAAAAAATAATATATAAGATTAAATTTTATTTTTGGTTAAAAAAAAATAAAAAACATTTTAAAAAAAGAGATTTTATTTATTAATATGAGCGATTATGCAGATAGTTATAAAAGAATAATTGAACAACAAAAAAAAGATACTCCTCAATATTTTCAACATTTATTAACAAAAGACAAAAATATAGTTGGACCATTTTTAAAATCAAATTCTGAAAGCAATATTTATGATTATTATTTTAGTGATGATTTTACAAAAATACATAATAATAAAAAACATTTATTGTTTGCTGGATGTTCAATAACAGCAGGTTGTGGAGTGGATAATATTAAAAAAAGTTGGTCTTATAGAGTGTATGATGAGATAAATAAAAAAGAAAAGTGTAGTGGATATTTTAATGTAAGTTTATCTGGTGGGTCACCAGTAGAAATACTTTTAAATGTTTTTAAATATATTGCAAAATATTCTGATCCAGATTATATATTTATTCTTTTTTCTAATTACGGTAGAGATTGGAACAAATTTAATACTAAGGATGGTAGAGAGGGAACAATCGTAGATTTATTTGTATATAATTTATACAGCATATTGGACAGTTATTGTAAAAATAAAAATATTAAATTAATTACAACATCTTGGGTTGATATTGTTCCAGGAGTAACTGATTTTATTTATTTGGATATATATGATTATGAAATTAAAACACATAATAGTATGAAAGAATCTTTTGATACTTATTATCAAATAGATAATAAAAGATTTGCTGATAATACTTTTAGGTATATACAGGATGTTGATCCTTCTATGACAATTTTAGGAAATGATAGCAGTCATCCAAGCGAGGCTGCACATTATGCATGGGCTGTAGAATTTTTAGATAGAACGGAGTACACAAATGCTAATAATGGGAATTAATGAAACAACTCATGATGCTTCTATATCTTTAATTAAAGATAACAAGGTTTTATTTTCTGGGCATGCAGAAAGATATAGCAAAATTAAAAACGACTGGTTTACTAATAAAGGTTTAATAGATAATGCATTGGAGTATGGGATTCCAGATCAAATAGCCTACTATGAAAATCCTTTTTTAAAAAAACTGAGAGTTGCAACTCGTGGTGGTTTTGGTGGCGGCAAGCCTTGGTTTGAACATACCTATCTTAATGCAATACCAAGGACTAATTTTAAACATCATTACTCACATGCAGCAGCAGGATACTATACTAGTAAGTTTGACGATGCAGTAATAGTAGTACTTGACTCAATTGGAGAATTTAATACCTCTACCATTTGGACTGGAGAAGGAAATGATATTAAGTTAATATACAAAGATAATTATCCTTTTAGTTTTGGTTTGTTTTATTCTGCTTTTACTCAATTGATTGGCCTGATGCCAAACCAAGAAGAATACATAATGATGGGCATGGCTGCCTATGGAGATAAACAAAAATATCTGAAAAAAGTTTTAGAGTATTTTCCATCAATTGATTATCAAAAATATAATTTTCATAAAGGAATTTTTGATTGGGGATCAGAAATAACTGAGCAAGATAGGTTTGATATTGCAGCAGCAGTGCAAGAAGTTTATCAAATAAGGTTAGTAGATTTTATGTTTATGGCAAAAAGATTAACTCAAAAAGATAAATTAGTTTTTATGGGTGGGTGTGCTCTTAACTGTTCTGCTAATACAATATTGTGGGCTATATTTGATGATGTATGGATTATGCCAAACCCTGGGGATGCTGGAAGTTCTTTGGGTGCTGCAGCAGCCCTGTATGGAAAGCATGTTGATTTTAAGACACCGTTTCTTGGATATGATTTGGGAGATAACTATCCAGTATATGCAGCATTAAATGAAATAGTGAATAACGGAATTGCGGCGGTAGCGAGTGGAAGAGCAGAATATGGACCAAGAGCACTAGGTAATAGAAGTATATTGGCAGACCCTCGAGATCCAAACATTAAAGATAAGGTTAATAACATTAAAAAACGTGAACTCTTTAGACCCTTTGCACCAGTTGTGATGGAAGAACATGCAAGTAAATGGTTTGATATGAATTTTACAAGTCCTTATATGCAGTATGCAGTTAAGTGTTTAAAGCCAGATTTGTTACCGTCCGTTGTTCATAAAGATGGTACCTCCAGAGTTCAGACTGTAAATAAAGATCAGCATCCTGGGTTATACGATTTGTTGTCTAGATGGTACAAAATATCAAAGGTACCAGTTTTACTTAATACTAGTTTAAACATTAAGGGTCAACCATTGCTTAATGATGAGAGTGATATAATTAATTGGGAACAAACATACGGAGCAAAAATATTACAATGAATAAAAAAATATTTGTGTCTATTCCAGCATGGGAAGATACTCATTTAGTTGATACTATGAATCATATTTTAGATACTGCCTACTATCCTGAAAATATTGTATTTGGATTAGGGTTAAATTATAAAGAAGAACCAGATTTATCAATGTTTAATAACGTAAAAATAGTTAGAGACAAAGATATAGCAGAAGGTCAGCCAGGTATAGTGGGCATTAGAGAGGCTATAAGGGGTCTAATAGACGATGAACAATATTTCTTGGGGATAGACGCTCATGCAGATTTTGAACTTAATTGGGATACGTGTTTAATAGAAGATATAGAAGAATTAACTAAAAATAATGAAAAGAGAATTATATCTAGACAGGCTACAGCAGTTGTACAGGGCAGGTATAATTGGAAAACAAAATGGATTATGGGTGGAAACTTTGATGAATTAGACTTTCACGGCGAAGTTATTGAGTTTGACTCCATATTAGATAAAGATAAAATAAATGAAAAATATTTTAAAAATTATTATATTTCTTGTAATTTTATTTTTGCAAAATGTTCTGACATTAAAGCAATAGAATTTCCTTCATATCATAGATTTCCATTTGAAGAGCCAGAACAATCTATAGCAGTATATTGTCAAGGTTATGATGTAGTTGCCCCATACGCTGATAATATAGTTCATTATGCTGGTAACGACATTAAATACTCATTTCCTTATGATGAAAGATGGTGGAAGTTTGTTGGAACTGATCGTAATGATCCAAATCACTGGACTAGAATATGGATCTTTGATGATGATGAAATGACAAAAGAAGTTAAAAAATTAATGATAATGGGTAAAAATAAATACTTTAACTTTTTAAACTATACAAGAAGTATTATAGATTTTTATAATGAAATAGGCATAGAAGAAGATTATTGGCAAGTAAGAAGAAGCGTTCTTAATAGCAAAACATATTCATAATGGAAAAAGTTAGATTTGGTTTTATAGGTGCAGGATTAATTGCTCGCATTGCCCTTTACCCTGCACTAAGAAACTCTTTATTTGGTGAAATTTATGCGGTAGCGGCAAAAGATGCTGATAGGGCAAGGGTATTATCTCCTACAGGAAAAATTTATACCAATTACCAAGACTTACTTGATGATCCAAAAGTAGAGGCTGTCTACATCTCTCTTCCCAATTCCCTTCACATTCCTTGGTCAATTAAGGCTATGCAGGCTGGCAAACATGTTTTGTGTGAAAAACCAATAGCAATGAATGCTCAAGAACTAAAGGAAGCAATCAAGGTTTCAGAAAGTACTGGCAAATTATTAATGGAGGCAAGTTGGAATAGATGGCATCCTCGAACTGTCAGGATTAAACAATTAGTTGACTCAGGTGTTATTGGTCAAATTACTAAAATTAATGCTAGTGCCACACATTATCAAATAAATGATATAAATAAAATTAGAACAACCAAAGAACTAGGTGGAGGAAGTCTTTATGACCTTGGTCCTTACTCTGCAGTTGCACCATTGTGGATAACTGATTTTGCCCCTGTCAAAGATATTGCTACTGAAGTTGTTTGGCATCCAAACCAAGTTGATGAAACTTTAAAAATTAATTACACAGTTGGCAATGCTCAGGCATCTATACTCACTTCAATAAATATTCCCAATACAGATATATTAATTATAACTGGAACAGAAGGAAAGATATATACCAATAAAAATGATGCTTTTTTTTCTTGTAAACAGCCAAGTAGTTTGACTATTGAAGGTAAAAATGGTATAATGGTAGAAGAGTTTAAAGCATGTGACCCTTATCAATTAATGGCAGACTCATTTGCCAAAAAGATTAGAGGAGAACAGACTTGGACACTATCACTAAATGAATCTGTAAAATTTGCAGAATTGTTTGATGAATTATTCAAGAAAATGGAGACGTATGAAAAAGGAATCTAAAAAAAGAAGTTTTTATAAAAGTATAAGTTGGCCTATTGTTCACATATTTTTTGTTGGTACGTTAGTATATTTTTTTGAAAAAGCAATTACTGGTGAAGCACACTGGGAATATGCTGGTTCATTTGCAATAGTGTATACAATGTGTGAAATGCTTGGATATTATTTACATGAAAGAGCCTGGTCAAGGTTTGGTAAAAAGGTGGATTAATGCCCATCTATGAATATATATGTAAAAAATGTCAAATAGAATACTTAAAAGTTCGCTCAATTAGGGAAAATGATCCAGGGTATAGTTGTGAAAAATGCAACTTACCCTTGATCAGAAGATATGATTCAGTAGCCAGTGTATTTAATGGTGATGGATTTTATTCAACTGATAAAAGAAAAAAATAGCATACTAGACAAAATTCACGGTATATGCTAGAATTGATATAACTACTAAACAAAGGTATAATTATGTTAATGACTCAAACAACCTCTGATCAAAAAGAATATCTATTAACATTACACGATAGATGTGATAGGTGTAATGCACAAGCCTATGTAAAGGCTATAGGCCTAGATGGAGACTTGTTGTTTTGTGCACATCACTATAATAAAATTGTTGACAACGCTGTTGGATATGATAAGATTATGAAATTTGCTATTAACATAATAGATGAAAGAGATAAGTTGATTGAAAACAAGTTGAAAGGACAGGACTAATTATGCGTACAGTTCATTTTTTTGGTTTAGACGCAGAAACTAGAAATCAAGTTGCAAAAGGTTTTTCAGATAAAATGGGTGGCTTTTTTTGCACAGATAGAGAGTTACCTACAGCAAGTACAGAGTCACCATACGCAAGATGGTTAAGAACTATTGGTACAGTGGCATCAAGAAATAAGATAGAACTTTTTGTTCCAAGTGGATATTTTCCAACAATAGAAGCAAGAGAACAGTTTAGAGATTATCCAGATTATTTTCCTAACACTCTAAGTGTTTGGGTAGATACAGTTGATGAGGCAGATGCAGTTCCTCCAACTCCAGTTCCAAATGCTCCATCTGATTTTAAATGGGAAGCACCACTAGAACACGAATACCACTTTGTAATAACAAAATCTATGGGTTCTATAGATAGTATGATTGCACAGGTTGTTTTGCAATACGATAGGCACTTTAGTTAAAATGATAATTCAATTTATGGGTTTGCCTGGATCTGGTGCTACAGAAATTGCAGATGCAGTTAGAGATAGAATTAACGGTTTGCACCTAGATAGACAAAGATATACAGATGTTTTTGGCGGTATGTCAGAAATACAATATTATTATAAACTTGGTATATTAGCAAAAACACTAGAACAAACACAGGATAAGCCAGTTATTGTTGACTCAGTATTTAATTTACAACAACATAGAGATGTTTTTGGAAAACCCAATATTATAGTTTGGGTAGATACAATAGAGAATACATCATCAAGAGTTTGGGAAGATCCAGAGGTATTTCATCATAAAATAGTTAATACTGGTGATAGTCATGAAGATGCTTTACCAACAAGAGCAATAACTATTATTAGAAAGTTTGGTCTTTTTGATTGGAAAGAAGATACTACTTTAATGTTAGATACTTATCAAACATGGAATGAAGTAAATTCTGGACAATATGTAGATGCCTTGTATATAAACCCACAAGTTGTTGTGGGAGTTAAACATGTTTCTGGGATGACAAAAGATGATTTGTTGCATTTTGAACAAGTTAGTGAAATGATTAAACTTGATTTTCCAAATGCTAAGATAATTAAACTACCTAATATTAAAAGTGTTGTGCATAATGAAGATAGTAGTTTTAAAGTAGAAAAACTAGGAGAAAATAATGGGTAAACATCACGACAAAATTCAAAAAGCCTTAGAAAAAAGAATTGCTAAGGCACCAAATAAAAGTGGTTTTCATGTTCCAGGGAGCATGAATAAAAAGAAAACAGGATATATGGGGGTAAAAGCAAATGGTGCAAAATAAAATTTTAATTGCAATTTGTGCAACAGTATTATCTTTAAATACCATTTCTGCAAATGCTGTAGATAGTAAATATAAAGATGCACTATCAGCATTGAACACATTAAAGGTTGCTGATGAAGTTCGTACAGGATATAAAAGAGAACAATTTAAACACTGGGTTGGTGTTGGTAATGGTTGTGATTCTAGAAAAGCAGTTATTATTTCAGAAGCAATTGTAAAGCCAACTGTTGAGTGCATGGAATGCTAAAAAACGTGAAGTCTATGCAAATGATCAAACTGATTTAAGACATTTAATTGCAGTAACTGGTGCATCGAACAGATCAAAATCAGATAGAGATCCAGCAGAATGGTTGCCAACAAACAAAGCATACATTTGCGAATATTTAACTAACTGGGTATCAATTAAAGTTAGATGGTCACTATCCGTTGATAAAAAAGAAAAAGATGCAATTATTACAGGTTTAAAACCTTGTAAGAAAACTTCATTTTCTGTATCGTTAATAAAGTAGAAACTTAACAATGAGTGACAATCAAGATATTATAGCCAATCTTATTTTATCTGGTGCTTTAGAAGTTGCTGGAATAGACATTGAAACTGGGGAACCATTATATAATTTTACTTCTAAATTAGAATATGTTAATCCAGAACTTCATAACGAGATGGCTACATATTTTACCAGAGAAACCATGGCACTTTGGCAGCACGGTTTTATAGCAATGGATGTAACTCAGAAAGAACCAACAATTAATTTATTACCAAAAGCCTTTAATAAAGAAGAGGTTGATAAGTTAAAAGAAAATAATAAGTACACATTAAAAGAAATAATTAGAATCATTATGGAAAAAGAATAAAACAAATGGAATTTTTATTAGGTGTAGTAACAACAACTCTTATACTATTTTTATCTACTTTATTCTTAATCAATAAAAAAAATAAACGTGATCCATTTTTTTTAATTAAATACAGCCAAAGCCATATACATAAAATTTTAGCACCAATTCTTCCACAGGTTGATCAAATAACTAAAAATATTCCTAAAAATAATCAATCAAGAAAACATCTTAAAAGTGTAAATATTAGGATATTGATTGTAGATGGCAAGGCATATTGGACTAAAAATAACGTATTTTATGTGTCTGACATTATTAATGGGGATGTAGATAAAGATAATGCTAAGGTAGTTGACACAATGGGTATGAGTAAGGTAGAATTAGATAAGATGCTTTTTATTATAGACCAACTTAGAAAGGGTGAATAGTTATGATAATTGCAGTTCAGGGCAGCAAAAGTTTTGACGATTATAGCATATTCATCAGGGCTATGGGTGTAGCACTAGCATCACTGCCAGAAGATGATACTAAGTTTTATATCTATTCAGCAGGTCCAGCAAAAATTAATTCTATGGTTTCAGAGTTTTCAAATTTATCTGAGCGAGGATTAAGGGCAAGGGGTAAGAAAATTAAATTTTTTAAAGTTGCCCCAACTTGGCTAAAAGAAAATTTTGATTCAATTGGATACTTTGCTTATTTAAGTACTCCACAGGATCAACCTTCTGCATTAGTTGCAGAAGCAGAACTTCACAACGTTGAAGTTGGAATATTCCGCTACTAGAGAAAGAAAAATAATGTTACAACATAAACACATATTAATTAATGCTAGAGTAAAGAATCCACTAAAAACTCCAGAAGATGGTGTTGGTTTTTTAACAAGACTAGTTTATGCAATACAAATGAAAATTATTAAAGGTCCATTTGCTTCTTATGTTGAGGCAGAAGGAAATCGTGGCTTAACAGCAGTAGTAATGATTGAAACATCCCACATTGCTTTTCACATTTGGGATGAAAAAGATCCTGCAATGTTGCAATTTGATTTATACACATGTGGAGAACTAGATAAAGATATTGTTCTTGAACACATAGATAGAGAAATGCAAATTGAATCAATGGATTGGATTCTGTTTGATAGAGAGACTGGCTTTAAAGCAATTGATTTAGGTGCAAAATGATAATTGATAAATTAGAAGTTATGGAATCAATTGTTTCAAATAATAAAAAGTTGTCTTGGGATGGTTGGGATGTAATAGAGATGACACAATCAGATAAGGGGCGTTTGTCTACTGCTGGTGCCTTTGTTAATGGAGCATGGTATATTAAAAAAATATTTTCACCATCAAGAGATGGTTGGAATATTCCAACTAAATATGTAGGATAATATGAAAAAACATGAATGGAAAGAAAAAGGATCATGTTATAAATATGACACTAACATTTTTTTTGAAAAATATGAAAATGATTTAATGCTTAGGCCAGCCATAGACAAACTATGTTCAGGGTGTCCTGTTATGAAAGAATGTTTTTCTGTTGGAATCACTCAAAAAGAATGGGGAGTTTGGGGCGGTATTTATCTTGAACAAGGAGAAATATCTAGAGAATTTAATAACCATAAAACAAAACCTATCTGGGCAAATATTTGGCAAACCTTAACCATGGGTACTAGTAAATAATAGCCTCTGATATAATGTTATAGGACTAATAATGTATACTGACAGCATGAAAAGGGCTTTTCGTTCTATTACTGCACCTAAAAACTTTGGTGTGCAGATTGTAGACAACGATAACTTTTTGTCTGTAAAAATAGATGCTAGGTCTTTGATTAAATTAGATCATGATTCAAAGATAGAAGCAGTTCAGTACATATTTAAAGTTAAAAAGGCATTGGAGCAAAATGGTGCCATAGTTTTACTGACAAGAGAGGCCATCAAAGATGCAAAATAGTTGGTTAATATTTTTATTAATATTTACTACAGCATTGTCTATGGCAACTGTATTAAAAAACATATGGTTAAAGTTCAAGTATACTGATGCTTTAAGTAAGATATTTCAAATGCAAATAGATGCAACTACAACAAATGCTTTTCTACTTGATAAATTAAAAGATAGAGATAAAGAAGAGTCTGTAAAAACAGATGTTCAAGAAGGTTTTATAACTTTTCTTAATCAGTCTAGAGAGTCTGCTTTTGAATATATAGAAAATGTACAAAATACATTAGGCAATGTCATAACAGACTTACGTCCAATTGTAGAGTTTCATGATAAGTACGGTGCTATTTTTGATACAGATACTAGAGATCAAATGAGTGTTGTATCCAACTCATTTCATGAATTAAAGAAATTGGTTCCAGAGGAGGTAGATCTTGATAAGGCTTAAAGACCCAACAGAGGTAGCCTGGAGTGCTTTTCGTGTATGTGAAGAATATTCTTGTGCTGAAGAATCAACAAGAATATTTAATGATCATCCACGAGAATTAAACTTATGTGACTTGCATATGAGTCAGGTACAAAGGACAATGTTTTTATCATGACCAACAGTCAAGAAGTAAACTTTATTCCATCTAGTCAAGATGCAGAGTTTATGACTCCACGACCACAGTCTGCAAAAAACTATTTACCTAAATGGTTTAAGGATATGCCAATTCTTCAACCAACACTCAAAGGTAATAGGGAAGACGGTACAGCAAAAAAATGTCCACCTTTTATAGATGCATTAACTTCTGGATATACTCAAGAATTAATATGTGATGTTGAAATTGTTAATCTAGGTACTGATCCAAATACAGGAAATGATATTTTAAATTATAAATGGGCAGGACCAATTAAACCATTGTCAACAAGAGCACATGACACTGATTCTAGAAGAGTGTTTCCAAACTTTGATGGATACTATACTACGGAGTTTCACTGGATAACTCAGTGGGAACCTCAAACTCCTGCAGGGTATAGCACATTATATTTTCATCCAGCAAATAGATTAGACTTACCATTCTTAACAATGAATGGTATTATAGATACAGATAAATGGTCTGTTAATGGACCAATACCTTTTATGGTAAAGAAAGGGTTTGAAGGTTTGATACCTGCTGGAACTCCAATATATCAAATGATTTTTATTAAAAGAGAAGATTGGACTTCTCAAGGATTAGAATATAATGATAAACAATTTAAAAAAATGTCTTATGGAATTAAAAAAGTAATGGAAAATGGATACAAAAAAAACTTTTGGTCCAAGAAAAGTTACTCATAGGTTTGGGCATATTGAGTGCTCAAAGAAAAAGGAGAAATAAATAATGGATAACAAACAACTAAAGGCTGCTCTTGCATCATACGGACGTTCTGTCCTTGGTGCTGCACTAGCATTGTATATGACTGGCGTAACAGATCCAAAAGATCTAGCATACGCATTGATAGCAGCAATTGCACCAGTAGCATTACGTGCAATTAATCCAAACGATAAAGCATTTGGAAGACTTCCAGATGTAACAGAAGTTGAAAAAGCAGTTAAGTCTGCTAAGAAGCCTGCTAAAAAATAAACAGGTGTGATTTGAGGCAGGTGGTTTTAATTAACTGCCTGTCTCATTATTAAATAAAACACCAAGAGCAGTACCAGAATATGGCAAATCTTCATCAGCAATATTATCCTCAACATTAAACCTAAACCAAGTTAGCATGGTGTGTCTATCTCCACTAATTACTCCAGTAACTCCATGTTTAAACTTTCCTGGAAACATGATTAAATCTCCAGCATTTGGTTTGATTTCTTTATTAAATTCTGGAAAAAATATTTTTCCTCCAACATATTCATCATTTAAATAACAAATTGCTGCTAAATTATATTTATAATATCCATCATGCATTGCTGGAGATCCATCTGGACGTTCACAATCAGAATGAACTGGCATTGGTTTATCATAGCCAAGATTCCACTTTATTAAATGACTTGGTATATAGGCTTTATAATCAAAGTCAACATTGTATGGTATAGCATAATGCTGGCATATTTGATCATATATTCTTTTTTCACTATCTATAAGTATATTGATAACTTCTTGGTTATCTATATTATTTCTGTCAATTCCACCTTCTGCCCTACATTCCTTTAGCCAGTGATTAACTAGGGCAAGGCTGTTTTTATTTATAAAGTTTGATATTGTAACTATCCTATTTTCAGAATATCCTATTTTGTCAAACTGCTCTAAATACTTTTCATAAACCATATAGAAATTATAGCACCAAGAGGTGGTATAATGGATTTATGCCATATCATGTTGGAGCAAAAGGCTCATACGGATGTAAAGGGTACCCTGCCCTAAAAGACGACGGTACAGTCATGGGTTGTCATAAAACAGCAAAAGAAGCAGCAGCACAAATTTATGCTATTAATCGTTCTGAAGGTAATATAGGTAAAGCCATGGTTAAAGAAGGCGACATGGTTATGGCACCACATGAAGAAGAAATGTATGTTGGTCGTGTAGTTCATGTAATGACAGAAGGAATGCTTGGTATGCCAGGATCAGAATATTCTCTTGAAGCATCACCAGAAGAGCCTGCTATTTTAATTCAATTATTTGAAATGGAAGAAGGCGAACTTGAAGAAACAGAATACTTTGTTGGTGCAAAAGCAAAAGATGTAATGATTTTACCTAATATGGAAAATGATGAAGAAATGGATAAGTCTATGTCTTCAGGATCTTCTGATGATGAAGAAGATGAAGATGATGTAAAAAAAGAATATGAAGGTTGCGGATGTCCAACATGTAAAGAATTAAATGTAAGTTGTGAACAATGTCCAGTATGTCAAGCAAATGAAATGAAAAGTGATTGCTGCGGCAACATGAATAAGCAAGCCCCATGTTGGGATGGATATGTACAACGTGGTATGAAGCCAGGAGCAAATGGTAAGCCAGTTCCTAACTGTGTACCTGCAGCAAAAGCAGATGATCTTTGGGAAGATGACGATACTGTTGTTTATGAAACAGATGGTTTGTCAAAAGCAGATGGATATTCTCCACCAGCAGGAGCACGTTCAGCAGCACGTAAAGCAATTAAATTTAAAGAAGATGGAAAAGCAAATGGTGCTGGAACATCAGTTGGTTGGACTCGTGCAGGACAATTAGCAAGAGGAGAATCATCTGGGGCAATCAAGCCAATCCATCTAATGGATATATTATGTGGTTAGCATGGGGTGGCGATGCTGGTTTTGCATGGTCAAGAAGAATTGTTAATGCTGAAAAAGATAAAGCATTATTTGCTGACTTTGGTAAAGATTATACTAAATCAAATAGAATAGTTTTATAATGAGCAATAATAGATTAAGAAAAAATAGACTTAAAAAATATGCTCATAATCCATTTCAAATAAAAGATGGATGGATTGTTCGTGTTAGAAAAGATGGAACTATTAAAGAAAAATTTTCTAGATATGTGGTTAATCACAAGAAACAAGATTAATTATATAGTTTCTTGATGATGTGTAAAGTTTAATGGCATATGTTCAAAAGATTTTGAATTAAAAATATAATCTGCTAACTGATCCTTGTCTCCTTTTAATATCCAAGCCCCTCCCCATGTAAGATCATAAATTAAATTCATATTGTTTTTTTCTGCATAATTAATTACATATGACAATACCTTTGCTGAATAATCATTAGTTTGAGCATTCATTATTAAAAATTTATTTCCATTATAGTCTTCTGCAGTCACTGTAACATACCAACCACCACCACAAATTTCTTTGTAATGATATTTAGTATTTTTTCTTATACCTTTTTTGCTAGGACCATAAATGTCAGCAAAACAGGAAGGGCATTGATAATACCACTCTTTGGCAAAATAATCATATATAAAGCCTTTTAAAGTTTTATTTTTATTTATAACAAATTCTTCAAAGGGATAAAGCACATCGTCTGGAACCATTGATCTAGCCATATATATAGTATACCAATCAGTGATCAAAAAGTAAAGAGCAGTTTACAGACATGCTCAGGTCCCTCTAGTTAATATCCGAATTAAATAACTATGAGTCTATTTTACCTGAATTTGTTTAGGCTTTTTGTCTTCTGGTATGATTCTTTCAATCTTTACAGTCAACAAGCCATCAAGCAATTCAGCATTAGTTACTTCCATATATTCACCCAGTGCAAAAATGCGGGTAAATTTACGAGAACTGATTCCCTTATATACAGTCTTGGAATCATCCGTATTGTCTTTCTTTTCACCTTTAATGACAAGAGAACCGTTATCTACGGTTACTTCAATATCATCTTTGGCAAAGCCAGCAAGAGCAATATCTACCTCATATGTATCTTCATCAATTTTGATTAGATCATAAGGTGGATACCCAGTACTGTTTGTTTGTACTTTTTTGAAACGCTCTAACTCACGGTTAAAGCCAACAAAAAAAGGATCTTGAAAAAGATCCAACATAGTTGTTACCATTTATTTCTCCTTTTCAGCGAGTTGTTTTTGTCCCTCCTAAGAGCAGACAATATAATTATATCATATTAGATATTATTTAACAAGTCCCTATATCCATCTATGGTGCCAGCATCAAAATATGCACCATCTACTTCAAAGGCATACATATTGTTTAATTCATCTACTATTAAGTATTCAAGGTCTGCACCTATATGCATATTAAATCTATTAAGTTTGCTTAGTATTGTGCTATTTAAAGCAAAAGCACCCCACATATGTGGATAATCACAATCATTTACTTTTTCCTTTATGTCGATGATAGAGTTTTTAACTAATTCAACTTGACCAACTTTTCCCTTTAATTCATCATGCATTGGCCAACATGCAATGGAGATCATGTTATTTTTAATAGAACTTGATAGTTTTATATATGGGTTTTCACCTTGAAAATATGTATCAGGCATTCCAACTATATAGTTATCTGCTTTATATTGTTCTGACATTTTAACTAATGCATCATTCATAGTAGATGGTTCTATTATAATAATTTCTACCTTGTTTAAATTAAAAGATTTTACTAACTCATACCACTTGCTGGTTGTGCTTATAACTATTTGATCAACATAAAAACTCATTTGTTGAACTTGTCTTTCTATTAAAGATGTGTTGTCTTCATCACAAGGAAGAGCAAACTTAGGTAAACCATTCATTCTTGATGCCTTGCCAGATGCTGGAAGCAACCCTATGGTTTTCATTCTAAGCCCATAGATTTTCTTAATTCATGAATCTCATTGTAGGCTTCTTCACTTTGACTAAGTGTTTTTGAATTACAATATTGTAGAATAGTTACCGCACACCAATGCTGAACTTTTACATTATTTTGTAACGCAATTAAGAAAAATGCCCAATCTGCTATTATATAGTCTGGGTATCCACCAAGTCTTTCCCATAAAGATTTTCTTATTGGGCTATTATGAAAAACTCTATGATCTTCAAAACCTTTACTTAGCGAGGCCCAGTTTGCTGTAGGCTGTAGCATTCTGTGAAATTTTGTAAAGTTTTCTGGTCTTGTTTCTACAAAAATGTTATCTCTTGTTACATCTCTAGAAGCCAGCACAATATCAACATCTGGTCTTACAACTTTTTGAAAATCTAATGCATTAGGATACAAGAAATCGTCAAATCCAATTGGAATAAACCACTCTGAAGTTACTGCCCCTATTGCTGTGTTAGCCATTTTTGCATAATTTCTTTCATAACATTCGACCAATTTAATATTATAATCTTTATGCTGTTCAACTAACTCTCTAACACCAGTATCATCATCTGGATGATGTGCTATTATTATTTCATCTGGCTTAATTCTTATTCTTTCTATATAATGCCACCACCTAGGAATAACAATTTTATATTTATTGCCCCAGGCCACGGTAATAAGTGATGTAGAGTTCATATGCTACAATTATAGCATGGAGCAATTTAGAGGCGAAAATAAAAGATTTGATTATATAAAAACATCAAAACTAATTAATGCTAAACTTTTTGCTGACAGGTTTGATGAAAATGTTTTGTCTATAATTCCCAATAACGGCTTGTATTTAGAGTTAGGTGCAGGTGGTGGAGATTATTCAAAATGGTTATTAGATAGAAAAAAATTCGATTTATCATATTTATTAGATTTTTTTAATCAACCTTGTGCAAGGTATGGAAGATGGACTGCTGAAAATCATGAAAGTTATGTTAAAAAACTACTTAAAGATAAAAATATTAAAACTATTGCTGGAGATATAAACGATACAATTAAAACTATAGATCAAAAGTTTGATTATATCTATATAGATGCATCTCAAGACTATGACTCAGTATCTGGCTATTTAAAAGCCTGTGACAAACTTATCAATAAGGGCGGAGTCATAGGAATAAATGATTACACCTTTTGGAGTTATTTTGAGCAAGAAGAATATGAGTGTGTTGAGGCAGTAAATAATTTTTTAAACAACAGCGACTGGTATGTAGTTGGATATGCCCTTGGATATTGTGGATACTCAGATATATACATTAAAAAGGATTAATCTATGTATGATATAATTAATGTTATAGCGAAAGGTATTTAATTGGATCCTATAAAATTAGCCAATGCAAAAATAAATATAACTCAAAGTCGTTTAGGCAACAACTATAAACACGAACAACCAGCACCAGGAATACATATATACAATAATGTATGGCCAAGCGGTATTGACTATATCAAAAAATTAGATGAAGATGGTAGATTTGTTAGAGAGGATTATATTTATGATTCAGAAGGAAATGAAATTTCAAAAGATGTTGGCAAAAAGGGTGTAAGCACTTGGATAACATTTGATGAACCAGAAAAAGATTTAGAGTTATGCAAAGTTTTTGAAGACATTGTAGATTCATACCTTTGGCATTATGATTTAGATCCACAAAGTAGAGAGTATTGGAGAATAAGTAAGTATACCGAAGGTGATTATTTTGGTATGCATCCAGATGATTCTTATGGAACACCAAGAACTGTGGCAATGGTTTATTATCCAAATGACGATTATGAAGGTGGAGAACTTGAGTTTATACACTTTGGAGTTAAGATAAAACCTAAAGCAAATCAATTGTTTTTATTTCCAGCATCCTATGTGTACGAGCATAAAATACATGATATAGGTGCGGGCAATCCAAGATATACAATAGTTGCATTTTTTTCTAACATCACACAAAGAGAATTAGATACAAGATTAGCAAAGATACCATTTCCTTATAGAGCAAACTTACAATATTTAAGAGATTTGAATAAAGACTATCACACAAAATGAATAAGTTTGTAGATATTTTAGGAAATGATATTAGTTTAATTAAAACTAAAGAAAACTTTATGGATAATGATGATCATAAAAAAATGTTGGAATTCTTAGACTGGGTATCATCAATACAGCCACAAAAAAGACAACATATTCAAGAAGAGATAGATAAGGTTATTACTTCAGAAATTATTGAGATACAAGATAAGTATAATAAAAAAATTATAGAAACTGCAACCGAACTTTATGGTTTAGAATTTATTGATGATGACACACATTTACTTGCTGCTACTATAGCCACCCCAGGTGCTATTACACCTGTACATACTGATATTATAGATGGCTTAAATAGACAAAAGCCTAAAGAGGAAGAATTTATTGATTGGAGAAATGCTTGGGACGGTTATTTATCCTGTAATATATATATTAATGATAATTATTCTGGTGGTCAAGTATATTTTCCTGATAGAAATTATCAATTTAAACCTAAAGCAAATTCTTTAGTTATGTGGGCTGGTAACAAAAACTTTGTTCATGGCGTAAAAGATCCAATAGATGGAAATAGATACAATGT